TTTCTTCAAGCCCAAGCGTTTCAACTAATGACGCAAAGTCCCATTTGTAATACATGAATCTATCATCATTATTTTGAGCGAAGAAATTGTCAATCAAATGCGACTTTCCCGCTCCACGGGGCCCCTCACATAATACTATCATAATAATTTGATTTGGTTTACATATAATATACTATAATAGCTTTCACTTAAATTAATATGTTTGATTTAATGAATAAATAAACAAAAAGAAGTTATATGCGTAAATATATCCGTTTATATGAAGAATATACCGACCTTGAAGAGAAGAGTTTAGAAAAACACTACTCATGGCCCGACGTTCGTAATACAATACAATCTAAATTACCATATATCATTATTGACTTTAATACAGAGGAAGCATTGGATAAATGTATAAAGGGTGAATTATTTGATGAAAAATATATCAAACAAACATTCCATCTAAAGAGATCTGATAATGCTGCTGATTTATATCCAAGTGTTTTTATATTCGGAGAAGGAACTGATCTTGATAAAAGAGTACGTAAACTAACCAAACGTTTTGATATTCTAAGAATTGTAATCGCGGAATATGGATCAAATAATCCAGACTTATACATTCAAGGAGAAAGAGTCGATATCGGTGAAAATCTATTTACGTCAAACAACATAGATGAACTTGATGGTGATGATTTCTACTCAATTGATTCAAAATACTACAAATTTATAAGCTAATATTACAACTCTCTTCTAAAACTAATATTGAAACATGAGTAAAATATACAAAATCAATTAACTTATGTCAGATAAATTAGATGGAATTGCAGCTAAGTATGGAAAGACACGTGGTGATATTTCTCAAGAAATTAGAGAATGTATCGAAAAAATGTCAAGTATGACTGGGCTCAAAGAGGTTCAGATTAAAATGCTATCACTAAGACAGCGATTACTTGAAGATAATCATATTCTTATTGAAAATCTTTCCTCGGTTAAACGTAAATATAGAAATGAACGCGCTAAACAGATGGAAAGTATCTCTACTAATTTACAACATAGATATCAATATAATGAAAAGACAGTTTTAATAGATGGCGCAACCGCTAATATTAAAGAAATTGTAGATACTATAGAAAATCAAATATCCTTCTTTGTTGATTCCATTAAAACCGTAGATAACGTACTATATGGAATTAAAACAAGAGTTGAGATAGAAAAAACGATAGGAATGTAGATGATTAGATTAGAAGTCACGGATGACTTAAAGAATCTTAAAGTCGTATCGTATGAATTAAATTCACATAGAGATTATCTTTATAGCTTCTTTAAAAAGAAGTCAAAGGATGCGGACTTTAATAAGGCTGTTGAAAATGGAACATGGGATGGTATGGATCATTTTATGACAAAGGAATGGACAATTCCAATCGGGTTATGGAAAGAATTAGCTAATTTCACCGCTAATTATGACATACCTACTGATGTTGATGCAATAAAACCAATGCTCGACCTAAAACTAAATAGACATAATTATGAGAAATTCGTCAAGTCTTTATATAAAGGTATACTTACTGACAAGGGTGAACCATTCTATCCAAGAGATTATCAATTTGAAGGAGCATATCGTGCACTTAAGTATAAGTTTTGCTGTGAGGAGCTCGCAACATCGAGTGGGAAAACATCTATATTCTATACATATGCTTCTTATCTAAAATATGTAGGAACAATTAACAAGAAATCAAAGATGCTTCTGATTGTACCTAATGTAAGTCTAGTTAATCAAACGGCTAAGGCATTCCATCAATATTCTAACGGATTAGTTGATTGGAATATTCATTGTGTTGGAGGAAAGAAAGGAGAATTCGACGCAGATAAATTTGCTAAATGTGATATGTTAATTACAACGTATCAAAGTATGCTTAATCTTGTTCCTAAATGTTTAGATAATAAACTCGGGAACTTAATCATGAAAGGTATTAAGAAAGGAGAAGAGGAGAAGCGTCAAACTGATCTAATGAACCTGAAGCGTAAACTAGCAAACGCTAAGATCATGGATATATGCTCAGATTTCTCTGTTGTATGTGTAGATGAATGTTTACACCCAGATATGATGATTACTAAATCAAATGGAGATATTGTAAAGATATGCGATATACAAAAAGGAGATATTGTAAAAACTGTTAATGATAATACATTTGATATTGAGAATAGAGAAGTTGATTATATACATAAAAATTTATCAAAGAATAATCAAATGTATGAACTTGAATTAGATAATAATGAAACAGTAAAAATTACGGGCAACCATAAAGTTAAATTAATATCCGGAGAATATAAAAGAGTTGATCTTCTTACATTAGATGATGACATTCTATCAATTTATGATTAATTCTTATGAATCTATTATAAATAAAATAAAGATCATAAGTGATGAGCAACTTAGAACTCTACGAATACATTAAAGTAAATAGAAAATATTTCATTATGATGAATGGATTTAAGTGTAAAGACGATAAATATATATATTGGTTAAATAAGGAAAATATAAACATCCCTATATCTATTATAACAGAGCAAAATATATACGACCACCTATTAGATAATAATGGTAAATATTGCAGATGTGGAAATAGTAATACGTTTCAAAATTTTGGACAAGGATATAAAAATTTCTGCTCTAGATATTGTTTATATAAATGGAGATCTGATAATATGATTGGCGATAATAACAATAGTCATAAGATGTCCGATGAAACTAAACATGCTGCAAACCGGAAGATTTCTAATACACTAAAGGCTAAAATATCAAACGGAGAATGGACTCCATGTGTAACTAATAGCTGGGCCAAATCCAGATGCAAGGTTAATATTAACCAAAACGGAAAGGATATTATAGTTAAATGTCGATCATCATGGGATGCATATTTTCAAATTGTCAATCCAAATTTATTATACGAAAAAGTAAGAGTTCCATATTTTATAGACGGTGAATTTCATAATTACGTAATGGATTTTGTCGATATTAATAATAAAATATTATATGAGATAAAACCGGATAGTTTAAAGGAGACTCGAGTTAATAAAATAAAGTTCAGCGCAGCAAAAGATTGGGCGAAATTAAATGATTTTAAATTCAAAGTCATCTCAGGTAAATGGTTCAAAGATAATTACAGTAATGAAATATTAGAAAATCAATTAGAAAAAGATAGGTTAAAGAGATTATTAAAACAATTTATATGAGAATTAAATCAATCAATAAAATAGATTATGTAGGTGATGTATATAATCTTAGAATAAAATCAGAGGATGGACTTAACCATAATTATATAGCTAATGGAATTAGCGTATCGAATTGTCACAAGGCACGTGGGCAGTCAATTGGAGATATCTTAGCATCATGTGTAAACTGGGAATATAAACTTGGATTATCTGGAACAATGAAAATTGATTTAGAGTATTCTGACTTCTATACAATGCAAGAAAGAACTGGTCCACTTGTTATGACACTTAGTGCTAAATTCCTAATGGACAATGATTACTCTCCTGATATTAAAATCAAGCAGGTGTTCCTCGAGTATGATATGAATGACCCACGAATAGCCGAGTATGTAAAGATACAAACTAACAAGACGTTACGTAAGAAAGTAAAGGATCAATTCAGAGATCCTATGGAATTCGGTAAACGTATGCTTGAAATAGAGAAGGAAATTATATTTGACTCTAATGAGAGAATCGAATTCATAAGTAGAATTACTAAGAAATTTGGAAAGAACACATTGATACTATTTTCAGATGTTAAGAATGAGTATGGATTTAGAATTCACAATGCAATAAAAGAATGGAACCCAAATACTTTTTATATTGATGGAGGAGTTGAAACCCCAGATCGGGAAGACGCAAAAAATGTGATGGAAGAACCTAGCGCAAAAACAATACTTAGGTTTGCGGATGATATTGAAATTAAAGTTAGTCAATTTAAGAGAGTTACACTAACTAATAAAAAAGTTAAATTAGCAAAAGATATAACATTAGATGACGATGTTGCTAATTCATGGATAGAGTCTAATAAATAACTAAAAGCTATTAGGACTGTGACTGATATGAAAAATAAAATTATAGATATAATGATCACTGAATTAGGAGAACCTGATTCAATTGAGTTTCTAAATGAATATTTAGATTTTACACTAAATTATGTAAGCACATGTGACGGATATTCAGAAAATCATCATATTCTGCCTAGATCATTATTCAAAGATTATAAGAACGATAGCTGGAATATAGTTAATTTATTATATAGTGATCATGTTTTTTCACATGAGTTATTAGCAAACGCATATATAAATAGAGCAACATTACGTCCTTTGAATTTTATGAAAAGTCAAACATCTAAGAATACTGAATTAATATCTAAAGCTGCTAAGAAAGGATGGATTAAATTAAAGAACAATCCCGTTAAATATAAGAAATTTTGTGATGATAGATCTGAGCATATTAAATCATTAAGTAGCATCGAAAGATCTAGGAGATCCCAATTAATGTGGGATAATCTAACTGAATCTCAATATATTGAGCGTTGCATATCTAATAAGAACAGTTGGACATCTGACCGGAGAAATATTAAAAGTAAACAAATGACTGAATACTTTAAGAATAATCCAAACGAGATGTCAAATCGATCTAGTAAAATGTGGGATAATATGAATCCTATAGATAAGCAGCGATTTAATAACACAATGAACATTGTTAATAAAGATCCGATTAAACGAGCAAGTGCTAGCGAATCAATTAAACAAAAATGGAAGGATCCTGCATTTAGAGAAAATATGAATAATCGAAAGACATCTAATCGTAAGGTAATAGCAATCTCACCATCTGGAAATATACATGAATTTAACGGATTAGGATTAATGGTTAAGACACATAATTTTAATAGAGGATTGATTAATAAATTTAGAAACTCAGGAAAACCTGTAATATCTAATAATGTAAAAAATAAAGAATCTGTAGCTAATACTATAGGTTGGAAATTTAATTATACTAAATATGGCGAAACCAATTTTTCATAAAAACATAACGGAGGACAAGAACGAGGCAGCTATTATAGTTGCCTCGTATTGACGGAACCTTTGCTACTGGAATTGACTGTAAAAATGTTCATCACATTATATTTGCAGAATCAACTAAAGCCGAAATAACTATTAGACAAGCGGTTGGACGTGGAATGAGATTCTTAGTTGGTAAGAACGTCGTAATCATATGGGACATCATCGATGATCTAAGTGGATATTCAGTTAAGCATTCAAATGTTAGGCTTGATATTTATAATGATCAGGAGTTTGAAATTTTAAATAGTAAGATTGTTAAACTGGAGGATTTTACTCCTCCAGTTTAAATACAATATTATCCTTGGCCGTTTAGATCTTCGGCTTTCTCTATTTTTTCAAACACTCTAATTATCTTCTTAATAATTGGATGTCTAACTACATCATCTTCCGTAAGTTCTACACATCCCATTTCATCAACTCCACCAAAATGCTCTATTAATAATTCAAGGGCACTTTTGTGTCGTTTATTTACTGACTTTTGTTTAACATCACCTAAGAATATGATTTTAGTATTTTGTCCAATTCTAGTCATTAACGTTCTCAGGTTATCCTTAGATATTTGTTGAGCCTCGTCAATTATAACAATTGAATCGTCTAATGTAACTCCGAGTGCAAACTTAATAGGGAGAATATCTATAACCCCGTTTGTTCTGAGTGCATTAGTTTCAACCTTACCTACTATCTTCTCAAAATTACTAATAAATGGATACATATACATTTCCATCTTTTCTTCCATCGATCCCTTTAAGTAGCCTATTTCTTCATCCTTTGGTACATTCACTGATTTAATCAGGGTTATTTTCTTATATGTCAACGGATTATCTTTAACAAACTTAAGAGCCTTAGCACACGCTAAATATGTTTTACCTGTGCCCGGTGGTCCAATCACTATGCTAATATCCTTTTCGTCGATTAATTTAATAACATCCTTCTGTCTGTTTCCCCTACATTTAATATTGATCCCCTTGACCTTTAGCATAGTCTTAGTCTCTTTAATTTTTCTATCATCTTCCCATGACGCTATTTCAGCATCAACGTTGAAATCATCACCATACGACTTACTCTTTTTTCCTTTTGCCATATTACTTGTTTTTTTAATGTATCTTACATGCAATAACTACTCCTAATAATATCTTAATGTGATGTAAATGAATATTATAAAACGATTTAATAACGCTCTGGATACCATGTTCATAATCGTCCTCCTTTATTGTTTTAAACATTGACTTTATCTTTCGGGTCTCACTTTTACTCAATTCGAATCCTCCAGATATTAACAATTTGTCAAACATCCCATCTAGCGCCTTTCCTACTGGTAGACTACTTCCTATTTTTTTAAGGAAGGCCTCTCCACTCTTAATACATGTTATCTTTTCTAGTATATTATTTGATGTGAGTCCCATATCTAAGTTTTCTCTAACTGAGTCAAGCTTTTTAATTTTTTCTGTGTTTTCTGATACATACATTATATCATAAGTATAAAAAGACAGCGTAATTTTAGTATATTTACTCTGATGATTAAAATTAATAAATTCGAACTTAACGTATTTCCCAGCCTCACTTATGACAACTGGGTCGATACCAGATGACGTTGCAAAATCATCATCCTTTTCCATTGACATAACATACTCGTTAAATGGAAATGATAATAAGAATGGGTATGCGTCAAATACCTCGGATTCGTTGGTAAGTTTTTTGCTTAAATCATCTTTCATATGAAACCAGCTTTTAATTATTTATATAAGATACTACACAATTTAACTTTAAAACATGGAAGATAAGTCAAAATTAATCAAACATTTGTCCCTTAAACAAGGAGCGATCAAGATTTTAATTAATTCGATATACGGAGCATTTGGAAATAAATGGTTTTATTTTTATAATACGGAAATAGCACAGTCTATTACACTCCAGGGGCAAGACATGATTAAATTCGCAAATAAAGCGATTGACTTTTATTTTAAACATAGATGGCATCTAGACACTGAACTTCACCAACATTTAGGAATATCTGATCACGTTATTAATATGATAGATCCTAACATTATTATAGCCATATACACAGATACTGATTCTACATATGTTAATTTTGAACCAGCGCTTAAATCAATTGAGGGCCTTGATTATACAGAAGATGAAGGCATTAAAATATGTATTGAAATTGATAAGTTTAGAATTGGAGAATTTTATGATTCTGCTTTTGAAAAATGGTCTAAGATGTTTAATACTGACAATAGGCAGACATTTAAACTTGAACTTATTGCACAAAATGCAGTATGGATAAAGAAGAAAAACTATGTGCTCAAGGTATCATATGAACCTAATCCCAAGGAGGAACTATATAATGAGTCTGATAGGTATTTATTAATTAAAGGATTAGAACCAATTAAAGCGTCATATCCGGAATGGGCAAGAAAACATCAAACTGATTTCATTAAATACTTTCTAGAAAATGGAGTTGACATTGATTTAGAAAATGATTTGATTCCGCTGATTGAAACAGTAAAGTCTGAATTCCTAACACTACATCCTGACGAATTCTCTCAAAGTTTTAATCTTAGGCAATATGATAAGTATATAACAAGTGAGGCAAACTGTGTACTAAAGAAGGGAGCCGCAAATGGCCCAAAGGCAGTAGTTCATCATAATTATCTAATACTTAAGAATAATCTAGAAGGAAGATATCCTAGAATACGACAGGGGTCAAAATACAAAATGCTATATTGTAAACCAAACGAATTTGGTATTGACTTATTTGCATATAATCCTGGTCAATATCCAACTAAGATTATTCCTGAACTAGATTTAGATCAGCAGTTTTTTATTCTAATTGTCGAGCCTATTAATAGAATATTAAAAGCAATCGGTCTTAATACAATTGACCAAAAATTGAGAAGATCTGTAATATTTAAAACATCAAATACTAATACTCCAATGACACGAGATCAAATGTATCCATATCATGTAATATGTGAAGCAACATTAGCACATGAAGAAGTTCCAGAAAAATTCTGGGATATTATTGGAGATCCGGATCAAGATGTATCAGAAGAAGACTTTGATGAATACCTTCAACTTATAACAAGATACGGGTTAAACACCACATTTATAATTAATAAAAACTTAAAACCGTTTATTAATAGAGTATCAAAAAAGCTTGGAATTGGAGCGTTTAGTCCAGCTGGAATAATAGCATCGGATCTACTTGCTGTAGAAAGGGAACTTGAAAAAACTAGAAAGTCCGAGGAGAAGCTACAACACGCGATAGCAAGACAGGCCGATAAACAACAGCGCGCCATTGACCGCGATAACAAAATAGCATCAAATGCATAATATTATAGAAACAAAAAATACATATCTAGTTGTTGATTTTGTAAATGATGTTCTCAAGAAAACATTTCCAGGGAATAGGTTTAAGCAGTCAATTAATAATGAGGACGATGATAAACTTAACTTTGCATGTCCATACTGTGGTGATTCACAAACAGATTCCGGAAAAAAGAGAGGTAATTTATATATTAAAACTGCTACTTATAAATGTTTCAATGACGGATGTTTAAAGTTCACAAAGCTTACTAGATTCATAACAGATTTTGCTGCTAAGTATTCACTACCTATTCCAAATGTATCAAGTGACGCCGGTAATATAAAGGTTGAGACTGGAACAAAACGAGGAGCCCTCATAGAATTTCTAATGAACCCTAAGGTAAAAGACATATTAATAAACTTCAAACAACTCGCTGACCGATTCTTCTTAACTCCATGTAAAGATGCTCCCATTGATTCTCCTATTGGAATATATGTTAGAGGCAGAAATCTAATGGATCTTCCTGCATTCGAAAAGTCCTGTTATTATGACAATAGAGAAGATAAGATGTATATTTTTAATATTGATTATAGATCCGATCGCGTACTTGGTTTATCAATCAGACGAATAAGTGATGATTATCCTGGTCCCAAGTATGATATTAAGAATTACTCACAGTTTATAAAGAATGGTCTAATTCCTAAATCCGATGAGGCAACAATAGTTAAGATTGATATTATTAATAGTTATTATAACATACTAAATATACAATTTAACCTACCAATAATAGTGTTAGAAGGCCAAATAGACGCCATGTTCCTTAGGAATGCAATCGCGACCACTGGCGTAACTAAAAGTAAGAATATACTTGGTACCTTAATATCAAAAAAGAATGCACGTATACTCTTCGATAATGATGATGCCGGAAAGAAGGAAACATTCAAATTATTAAAGGAAGGATATAAGGTATTTATGTGGTCTAAGCTAATAGGGGATCTACGTAATCAATATCCAAGTGAGCGTAAACAAATTAATAAAATAAAGGATATTAATAACCTTTATAACTTTTACATTGCGGTTAATAATAAAATGACATTTGACGAATTTAATGATCTAATAATAGGTTACTTCTCGGAGTCTGAGTTTGATTTATTATTTGTATAATGTAATAAATAATAAAAAGTTTAATTAAAATGAAGAATTTAAGTTTATCATTCGCAGCATTCAATGCCAAACAAATATACGAAAACGCTGAAACTCCGATCGATATGGATGAAACTATCCTAGATAAATTAGTAGAGCTAGTTGGATCCGAAGAGGATGTTGAAGAATGTGCAAAAGAAGCATTTGAAGAACTAAACGCATCATTTGAGAAAAATGAAGTAGAATTCAAAGAAGGAGAATCTGGAGAAAATCTTGCTATATCAGCATTAATACTTAAGCTTGTCGAAAAGGGAAAGCTTGGACCACAGGAAGCCGATTCATTCTTAGAAGATAGAGACTAACATCAACACTAATATTTTACATTGTGTAATTATAATAAATTACTTAAAACAAGCCCTCTATGTAGGGCTTGCTTTATGATAAATAAGTATATATGAGCAACAAGGATAAAAATATAAAGACTTTTCTTAAACCTAGAATAGGTAAGAGGATCCGTCAAGGTTATTTTATACCTAAAAATCCTAGTAAAGTAAAGGGTGATGTTACTCAAATTATATATAGATCAGGATGGGAATTTAAGTTCTTTAAGTTTTGTGATGATAATCCGATGGTTCTAGAATATGGATCAGAATTAGTTGGCGTTAAATATTGGCATTCAGTTGATAAAAGAGAGGCAACATACTGGGTCGATGGATATATGAAAACTAAAAATGTACAAGGACAAGTAAAAGAATGGCTAATAGAGGTTAAACCTAACAAGTATATCCTTCCACCTACTCCTCCTAAACGTATGACTGATAAGCAAACACACAGTTTTGTTAATCATGCAAAGGCATACTTAGTTAACACTGATAAATTTAAAGCAGCAAAAGCATATGCTAAAGCACATAATATGAGATTTGGGATAATAACAGAGAACTTTTTGTTCGGTAAGATGTAAAAGATACAAATGAAGAAGCTAGTAGACATATCAACTAACAATAGAGAAAGAAGCCTTTCGCAATCAATTGCTGAGTACGGAGTAGATATTTCTAGATCTGATATAATGCCTGGTCATTATTATGCATTACAAATTCCAATATCTAATTTCAATCAATCATGGATACCAAATAGTCATGACGAATGGAAAGAAAATCCGGAGAACTTTATCACGAATCGAGAATACTTTGACGTAATGCCAATTGGATTACTATTTGCGCATGCAAAATGGAAAGAAACTGCCTTGATTTTAAATTTAAAAGTAATTCCACCTGGACATAGAGCAGAGATAATAATGGCACATATAAATATAATAGAAGAAAATTTAGATAGATTAGGATTATGGGATAATAACACTAACCTTGCTTCAATTGAAGATAGGAAGAAAATGAACTTACCAATGTTCAATATCACTCCATCAATGATTGAACGAATCACTGGATTTAAAATAGGATATGCGTTAAGTGGATATAAATTAGACAAGATTACACAAGCTAAACTTTTAGATTGGGATAACATAGGGGAATTGCCATTAGCAAACATCGACACTACTGGATTAGAAATGGCACCTGGTGCCATGGATATTACTAGTATATTTAATAAATTTGAAAATAAACAATTAGGATAATATGGCAGGATTTGGAGACAATAGAAGTGGAGGTACAAGTACCGCACTATCAAACTTAAGTAAATTTGGAACTCGATACGAGGATCTATTACTTAAGAATTCAAAAGCAATAGGATTCATCGAAAGTCAATTGGCATCGAGAACTCAAAGTAACGGAAATAATGAGTTGTTAAAATTCTCAATGGCGCTAGCGGATACTACGTCGCAATTAAGAACTAAAGCGATAGCATTCTTTCAGTTGGATTACTCAGTTAAGCGAGAAAGGTTAAGAGATATTGCATCTAATGGTGAAATAGAATTTATCCTAGATACGATAGCCGATGATATGGTTGTATATAGTGATGAAAATAGATTTTGTCACGCTAATGATCTTACTGGTAAAATTATGTTTCAGGGTTCTAATAAAACCGAGAGATTAAATTATCAAGATAATATTGTTAAAAAGTATCAATCTACCTTCGAGGAAATGTATAACACATGGGGGTTTGCTGAAGGTATAGCAGCTTGGCAATATTCATATCAATTTCTTATAGAAGGTCATTTAAGTTTTGAAATAATTTATGACAATCCTGAAAAACCTAAAAAGATAATCGGTTTCAAAGAATTAGATCCAGCATCAATTGCACCCCAATTAAACAAAGATGCCAAGGGGAAAATGTATTTACAGTGGACTCAGTATGATCCGTCTACTGGAGGAACTAGGACATTATCTGATTCACAGGTTATTTACATATCATATGCTAATCACTTTAAAACAAAGAGAATATCATTTGTTGAACGTTTAATTAGGTCATTTAACCTATTAAGAGTACTAGAACATAGTAAAGTAATATGGCATGTTATGAATGCACCAATTAGATTACAGACGAAAGTTCCAACCGGATCTAAATCTTTTCAAAAGGCACAAGAAGATGTTAAGGAATTTATGAATCTTTTAAAAGAGGATGTATTTTTCAATGGAGATACCGGAGAATTAACAGTAGACGGTAAACCTAATATATTATTCTATAAGAATTATGTTACTCCTGTTAATGATAGAGGAGAAGGAATATCAATCGAAGCATTATCATATCCCGGTCCGAATTTATCAAATTCTGAATTACTTGGATATTTCACTAAGAAGTTGAAAATGGATTCTAAGATTCCGTATTCTAGATGGGAAGGTCAATCTGGAATGGGAGCATTTACATTAAATGCTGAAGGTATTACTAGAGAGGAAGTTCGATATCAAAAGTTTATTAAAAGATTACGTTCTGCCTTCTCTGAATTAATGGTAAAACCATGGCACCTTCAAATGTGCTTAGATTTTCCATCACTAAAGGATGATTATAAGTTCAAAAATGCTATCGGAATAAATTATCACAACGATAATGTTTTCGAAGAAATGAAAGAGAATGAATTAGAAGCTAAACGTATTGCATCATTCACTGCTAAGAAAGGAGTACTTAGAGACGATGGCACACCTTACTTCTCCACTGAATATTTAATTAGGAAAGAACTTAGGATGACTAACGATGAAATTGAAGCTAATAAAAAATGGTTTGAAATGGAACAGGATGTAATAATCAAAGGAAATGAAGCAGCTGCTGCTGGGATGGCGGCAACTGGTGGAGCTGCTCCGATGGCTACTGCGGGAGAGGCCGAAGGGGGTGGCGGAGAAACAATCGAAGGCGGAGAAACCGGAGCAGCTGGTAGTCTATAATCATAATTAACACATAAAAAAAGCCGACGATATCGTCGGCTTTTTTTATGTGTATATATTATTTAATTATCATATAATACTGCAAACGGAGATCGTCTTCCGTCTATGTTTATTTGTAATACATAGACCTTTCTATCACGTTTATCTGTTATATACATAGGAGTTGCATGAATCTTTCTCTTTTTAGCTTCACCTACGTATTTTTGAATCTGATTATTAGCATCCTCTGATAGTTTAAATGGATCTAATTCAAACTCAAATAAATACTGTTCTACTTGAACTCCAAAACTTGGCTCTCCTAGTACTTCTCCCTTGTTAGTGAGTAATGTCATCTTGACCTGATTTATACTAG